CAATCTCGTTTGGCTCCAGCACGGTCACCTGTTCATCCCGAAACCCCGCAAGCACCTCCGATGGCTCCACCGAAAGCTTCTTTATAATTTCGTTAATCTTGTCGGTGACCCTGTCTGTCACGATGACGATTTTCGGTTCGGTGCAGCTCTCATCAATTTTGATCTCAATCTTCAATCCTATTCCCCCCTTTCTGCGGTTACATTATAAAGGATCGGGAAAAGAAATTCCACTATTTCCCGATAGGTGGTTGTTATTGCCTCACAGATGGTAAACAAAAGCAAACAGCTTATGAATTTTTGCGTTTCATAGTGGTGATTATTCTTTCCGGAATCCATTATACCATTTTTTCGGCTGTTTTTCAAGTCATAATGCTTGCCATGCTCACGGTTTCATGTTATTGTACCGATAGCAAAAGGGCAGGCATCTTGCCTGTTCTTTGGGCGCGGCGCCGCCGAATTTGTTTCTTAATTGTGAATTTCGCGCGTCTCCTCTTGACAGGCGCCACAGACTGTGCTATAATGACTTGGTAGCGGGGTGTGGCACAGCTTGGTAGTGCGCTTGGTTCGGGACCAAGAGGCCGCAGGTTCGAATCCTGTCACTCCGACCAAATAAGGACTACTATTTTGATAGAATGGTAGTCCTTATTTTTTACTTTATGGGCTTTATCAGGTCTTTTTTCGGTGCATTTCTGAAAAACAAGCCCGTGGGACAACTGAAAAACGCCATCGCAGATAATTTTCCGCAGTGGCGCTTTTTCGTTGCCAACAATATTTCGTTGGATTTATGGGTAATCGTTATCTTTGTGGGGGTTATCGTTGGATTTATGGGTATTTCGTTATCTTTATGGGGTAATCGTTATCCGATTGATTTGAGCGTTGCCGTATGAGAAAAATGTAAGCGCAAAGCATAGGGATATTGTGTTGAATCTTTAAACCGTATATGTTAAAATAGAAATAATACTAAAAATCACAGACATTGATCTTCGTAGTCTCTTCTTTGTAGCACAGCTATATAGTATACGGCTTCATGTAATTGACACCTTAGAACTTTCCGTACTGCAACAACTCATCTCTTAGCTGGGAAGCAAACCGCCATGTTGTCCCGTCATACTTATTTCTGTCTTGACGTAGCAACTCACATAATCTACGCGACTGTCTTAAATATGGTACTTTCTTCGTAAGTTTATAGATCTCCAGGCAATTCCTCGCCATATGCGATACACATTGATAATACTCTTTGTCTCGAATTTTTAAGTTTTCAAAGGCTTCCTTACTATCCTCAAAATACTTCTCAGCCTCCAATCGGTTATTCGTTTCATCGATTTGTATCAATTGATACCCCAATAACCATAAAACAGAAGCATATGATTTTGTTTGTTGAATAATATTAAACTGTGGGTTAGTTTTAATAATCCATATAGCTTCTTTGAATGCGTTTATTTGGTCTGATGAGAAATCTTCCGCAACATAACCAGACTGCTGAATCATCTGTAATATCCGAGCTTTTTGATATTTTATGTACGGATGCATGGTTGTTTTTTCTATTTCGTCAAATGTACGTCTGGTATCGTCTAATGCACTCTCTGCAAAAAAAACGGCCTTTTCTACACTCATTTCTTACATCCCCGTACAATTTGATAGCTTTGGCTGCAGCGATCTTATCTCCTTCCATAAATATATGCCAATCTGACATTATCTTTTTTAGACTCGGATTACTTTCAATCTGTGCTGTAAGATCGTCTAGCTCTTGTTGAATTCTTCTTGTACTAGCTGTTATTTCATTTGACAGAGTTAAAAATGTTTCTTTATCTGGAAGAAATCTTAAAATAATATACTTTTCTGCGAATTCGTTCAGCGTATAGTTATTATTAAGTTTGTTTACAATTAAATACTTACACAGTAGCACCATAAGGTCTTCCAACTCATTGTACGACTGTTTTGTAAGTATACTTAGTGTATATATATCAACACTTTTAGACGGATATACGGCCAAAACTTGTAATACAGAATATATACACTGTGACTTGGCTGCGAATACTTTTTCAACTTCCTCGAATGTGTTTTTAAACATGTATTCACTGATAATGCCATAACCATTAGCTGGCAATGAAGTCAATTCATTTTTGATTTTTCCAATTGTCGCTGCTTTAGTTAGATCCGCCTGCAAACTACTTATAGTATCAAATTTTTGTTCAAGTCTCTTTAAACATAATACTAATACCAATGTATTTCCTTTTGTTATATTTAAAAGCAACTTTATTTCCTCATCCGTAAAAGAAAGCTCGAAGTTATTCTCGTCAATATAATCAGTAATAAATTGTTTTCCGCTTGCAAAATCATAAAAACCGCTAAGGGGATGTCGCACCTGATAGCTTTCTTCATTGCGAGATGTGAGTATATATTGAACCTGTTGAGGCGAATCCTCTTCAATAAATTCTGTTAGTATTCTTCTTTCATCACTATTTAGTGATTCCACATTATCTACTATAATTAGTCCATTTTTTGAAAAATTCTTATAGCTCTCAATTTTAAGATAACTAAATATCAGCTGTCTAAGCTCAGCAACAGTGGAAAAGGATGCAACAAGTCTGTTTCGTTCTATTCTTCCAGAAGTTGCCGAGGTTCCAAGCTCCTCAGTTTTGGCAGAAAAAAACAAAATAAAGTCTGGGGAATATGCATTAGTAGTCGTACCATCAATAATATCCCTTACTATATGCTTAACCACCTCTAAAGCTAGCGCAGTTTTGCCTACCCCGCCATACCCAAAAAGACATAGTGAAGTTTTTTTCCTTAAGGCTCCGGGCTTTCCGTATACAAAAGATTTTATTTCCTCGATTTCCTTATCTCGACACACTAGCGAAGTATCCGGGAAAGGAGTATCTTGAAAATTATTAATATCCACAGGCATCATTTCGGTGGATGTTGCTAATGCTTTAGATTTCTTCTCGATGTTTTCAGATGTTTCCAGCCAATAATAATCTAACCCATACATTTTCAAAAATGCATTTGATGAATCAATAAATCTAACGCTCAATTCAAGATTTCTAACATCCAATGTTTTACACGCTGGGTGAGACAATTTATTTCTTACATAATGAAATTCACTAGCTTGACGCCAGAAATCGTTCAAATCAAAAAACTGCCTCACATATGATTGAAATACATCATTAAAAACAAGGACTAGGACATTCAATTGAGAAATAAAAGGAACCTCAATTTCATCTTCAACAATCTTTTTTTGACCAGCAGTTTTTGCATTCGTCAACAAGTCGTACATTTTTTCTGGCATAGTTTTTATTTTCCCAAATATGCTAGAAAACTTTGGAAAAGAACTATATACAGATATTTGCGGGGTTCTGTTTGCGATTTCATGAGCAAACCCTTCTCTGGTGTACGTTTCAACAATTTCACTGGCAATATAGGTCCTGTACGGGACTTCGAAATCCATTACCAATGTTCTGAGTTGCGTATGCTGTCGATTTGATAAAAACATTTGTTACCCCTTTCTAGAACTGAATAATTCTGCTAAAAATATTTATGTAATACTTAAATATTTTCTTGATTTCTGATCCTCCATTTCGCCAGGACAATACCGTGCAAAATCTCCATTTTCACCACTAACATAATAATTCCAACGAGAAATTATCCACCATGGACAGTTTTGTCGATAGAACCCGCACCCGGTTCACCTCCAATCATCAGCTATGAGTTCTATTCAGCATATTTGCGGAAGTTCTCAGCTTGTGCCAAAACCTCCTTATAGACTTCATCAACAGTTACGGGCGGATAGTGATAATCTGCAAGTTTCAAAATTATATTAACTTTTAACTCCGCTTTTATATCATCTCTAACCGACCATGCCGCAAACTTCGACTTATCATCTACAATAGCCTTTACCTCTTTTGCAAGGTCGAGCAGTTTTTCATCGCCATACTTTTGAATATACTCATCGTAAAAATTGTACTTCTTGGCAATGTGTTCCAAAATGTCATAGAACGCTTTCTCTTCAAATGAAATGTTTAATGCTTCAAATGACGATTTATCCTTTCCGAGTTCCTCCAAAAGCCGGGTCAGCTGCTCTGCAACATCATCCAAGACTTCATTGGCAAACGCCTTGTCCTTACGACGTGCATTATAAAGGTCAACAATAGCATTCATTCGCACGGTAAAATCAACGCCTTTAATTCGATTCACCTTTCGGTATTCATCAATTGCCCGCTTCAGCAATTGCTGCAACAGCTTTATTTTTGTATTCACAAGAGGAATTCTGTTGATGCGCTCGATATATTCATCACTAAAAATGTCTTGTTCCAGACGAGGTGTATCTTTTTCTACAGTAAAAATCTCGGTAACACCATCCGCTTGGATAGCCTCCTCTATCAGCTTCGAAACCCGACGGTTCATTTGCTCTGTATCAGGAGCATCCCCCTTTGTCAGCTTATACAACACCGAACGCACCGCCAGATAAAAGTGAATTTTACTTCGCTCATCATCTGTAAGTTCGTCTCCACCGCTACACAGGTTGTATGCATCTTTCAGCCGCTTTACCAGGCTCATAAAGCGATCTTCCATTTCCTTAGAAAGCTGAACAAACTCAACCGCATGATTCAAGCAGTCTAATTGCTCTAATGGCATCCCCGTAAAAAATGGTTGAGAATTGAATGTTTTGAAAATGCCAGTCAGCAGCTCAAGCGTATCTCTTACAATTACAACCGACTTGCCGATTTCCTCTAAGTCATTTTCTTTATAGTCCGTATAAATGCGAAGAGCCTTGTTCATGCTGTTTTTAATGCCAATATAATCGACAATCAGACCCTTCTCTTTGCCTTTGCACACACGATTAACTCTTGATATTGTTTGAATCAATGTGTGCTGCTGGACTGGTTTGTCGATATACATCGTGTCCAACTCCGGAACATCAAAACCGGTCAACCACATATCCACCACAATGGCTATCTTAAAATTGGATTTAACCTTTTTGAACTGCCGGTCTAACTCTTTTTTATAGTCATCACTTCCAAGAATATCCCATAGCGGCTTTGGATCATCTTTAGAGCGAGTCATCACCATATTTATCTTAGCGATTGGTTTAATTTCTTTTCGCTCTTTTTCGGTCAACATAATACCTGAGTCCGCTTCTCTTATTTCAGTCCATTCAGGTCGGAGTTCTTGAATATATTGATACAGCTGATATGCGATTTGTCGATTGGCACAAACAAACATTGCCTTTCCACAAACAGTAGCTCCTTCATTTACTCTCTTTTCATAATGAGCAATAAAATCCCGTGCAATAGCCTTCAGACGATCCGGATCTCCCAGCACGACATCCAAATGGGCCATGGCTTTTTTACTGGTTTCAATTTGATTGTCATTGGCTCCATCATCTTCACATTTCGCATAATAGGCTTCGATTTCTTCCAACTTGTTTTTATCAAGTGTTACCTTGGCAGCTCGTCCCTCATAAACCAAATAAACCGTAATGCCGTCTTTTACAGATTCGGTCATGGTATATTTCTCTACCACCGGACCAAACACATCAATTGTTGCATCAATGGGAGTACCGGTAAAACCAACATAAGTAGCATTCGGCAAGGAATCATGCAGATACTTCGCAAAACCGTATCTCTTTTCTACGCCGTTTTCCGTCACCTTTACTTGCTGCTCCAAGTTGATCTGCGAACGATGTGCTTCATCGGAAATGCAAATAATATTGGAACGGTCTGAAAGCAATTGAATGTCTTCCGTAAACTTCTGAATTGTAGTCAGATAAACGCCTCCGCTGGCTCTGCCTTGCAATTTCTGACGAAGCATTTCCCGTGATTCTATGCTTTCAATCGTATTATCGCCTACGAACTTCTTTGCATTGCAGAATGTAGAGGACAGCTGTGTATCCAGGTCGGTTCGGTCCGTAATCAAAATTACTGTCGGACTCTTGAAATACTCGCTTCTCATCAACATACGAGTCAAAAACAGCATTGTAAAGCTCTTACCACACCCGGTCGCTCCAAAATATGTACCACCCTTACCATCGCCTTCCGGCTTTTGGTGGAGCTTTATATTTGCAAGCAATTTACTTGCCGCAAAGAACTGCGGATAACGGCATACTACTTTTACATCTTTTGTGGTCTGATCCGGAAAGAAGATAAAGTCTTTGATTACAGCAAGTAATCTGTCCCTTCGGAATAGCCCCTTGACTAATGAATACAACGAATTGATGCCGTCTACTTCATCCACTCCGTCATCAACTTTTCTCCACGCATAGAAATAATCGTAATCCGCAAACAAAGAGCCATATTTATTGTTCACTCCATCGCTTATAACTACAAATGCGTTATATTTGAATAAATCCGGGATATCTCTCGTATAACGAACCGTCAACTGCTCGTATGCATTAAAAATCGTTGCATTTTCTCGAGTTGCGCTTTTGAATTCTATTACAACCAGTGGCAAACCATTTACATAGACGATGGCATCCGGAATGCGAAGTTGCTCCATGCCCTGGATTTCGACCTGATTGACAACTTTAAAAATATTAGCATCCGGGATATCAAAATCTATCAATCGAATAAAGAGATCTTTTTTTGTTTTATCATCTCGACGAAAAACAAAGCCCTCTCTTATTTTGGTAAGCATTTCACGGTTTGCGTCATAAAGCGGGTCATGCGAGGCTCTGACCAAGCTGAAAATGATAGACTCGACTTCTGATTGTGTAATGCCGTCAGTCGCATACTTTGCAAGCAAATATGCCTGAAGGTCATCTTTCAGAAGCACATCAGTGGTTTCCCGCAAAACGGAATCCCCCGATATATATTCGTACCCCTCTGCCTGAAATAATTCCATTACAGACAATTCCAACTGTGCTTCGTTCATGACATCGCTCCTTTCATTTTGTGTCTCTCCTGCATGGTCATGCAAATTTGACTATTGAGGTATTCCTTCATCATCTTTTTATCTGACTGGCAAAATGTATTGTAGTCGCCAATGTAATAAAAGAATTTGAACAATTCGGCAAATGATATCACACTGTCAAAATATATACCAGTCAATGCAGTCCAATATTGCTGATGATCTATAATAAGAACTTTTGCAATTTTACAATATAATTCGAACGGCTCTTTCGACAATTCAAACCATTCGTCGCTTAAGAGTCGTTTTGTAGCCAGATCGTTTTCCTCGATTTGGGAAATATCCGCTACAGGATCTTCTTTCATACCCTTATCGTTTTGAAAGGCATAAATAAACCGTCCAACAAAATTAGATAGATGATCTGAAATTCTAACCGCCGAACAATTAGCTGATGATGCTCCTGTAACAGAACCGAAGGAATATTTTTTAGCTGTTTCGATAGTTTTTGCTTCTTCATCGATGGTTAAAGCCACGGACTTCGGGTTAATATGCAGTTCTTTTAGAAGCCTTGTAAGCCCCACGAAATCTGGAGCATATGAAAAACCGACTTTCTTTGTCCCCTTCACATGAACTTTCAAATTTGCGAGAATAAAAATCATCTGGCGGTAAGAAGCCAATTCCAATTCCTTCCGCTCGATTCCAGTAATCGCTTTGCAAATCGTTCTTAACTGATGGATCAAACAAATCTTAAACGCCTGAGAGTCCCCGGCAACTTCAACATTATACAGCGCAGATATAAGTTCTTCGTTTTTATAAGTACAAAAGAACTTCGCAAGAGAATAAATAAAATATCGAGGGTGAATTCCATATTTCATTATCACCTCCCGATTTTCCGGAAACGAAAAATCGAAGATCTGAAGCAATAACTGTTCAATTTTACTTACCACATCGTATTGAAATACAACCCCGGGCCTGTCCAGAACAGAAAAAAGCTCTGAATAAAATCCGAAACACTCACGATTAAAAGAGCGAATTCCACAATCATAATTCTTTTTTCCAAAATTTGTTGCTTTCAGTTCTCCCTCAATACCAAGTATCTTTTTGTATTCGCCCTCTAACTCTTCAAAGTCCTTAATTACCCTGTCCGCAACGGAATTAGAGGCTCCCCAAAAGAAACCAACATAGGAATCTATGTCATTTTCCGAGAATGTATTGATTGTATTTTCTTTTATAATGATTTTTCTATCGTGAAATGACTCATCAAAGTAAAATCTATACATTCGAACCTCCTGTAAATGATAATTTAGCGGCTTGAAAGCTGTGCTAAAACCGTGGCTTGCAGTTCTTCAAGTAGGATAATTTCCTTTGTATTCAAAGTCATTTGCTCAACGATTGCGGCAAGATTTAACTTTTCGATGAACTTGGACGGAGGAACTACAATCTTTATGTTGTCAATAAGGTTTTTACTAAGGTTATCCTGTGCTCCACCATTAGAAAGTCTGCTTATCGCCGCTTGACTTTGAATAAGCGAGAAGTACAAGTATGCTGCTTCTGCTTTTGAGCGACATATCATACCGCAGATTGCCTGATTGGTAGTTGCCTCGATTGCGAGATATCCAACTTCTCCTGCCGTAACACCATACATCGCCATCAAAACGGTGTCTTTGGGAAGTAGTTTTGTAGAACTTTCGCTTAATCCCAACGGGGTAATATATTCTTCTGTCTGCAAAGTGATGTTGTTATGCACCTCGCCAGATTTGACCCAAGAAATCGTTCCGTTTTCCCAATATTCATTGTTGGTGCGGGAGGGTGTCGAACCGGATTTTGTTTCAGCACAAAACTCGGATACGGTTTTAACCTTAAAATCCTCTGGAAATGTCAAGCTATCCATTTCGGCCTCGGTCAAATTTATCAATGCACCTCTGCCGACATTCTTTTGGATAGAAGCAGTTCCAACCGCTACTAAATTATCATTTATCTTGCATTTCAATTCAATTCTGTCGTTAATCGTTTGATATGCTTTTACGATGCTTCTCTGCCTTTCGATTGTAGGAACCGGAAGTTCGACCTTACACATCTCATCCCAATCAAAAATTTCTCTAACGCTTCCATGCGACATATATCGTGCGTATCGATCAAACTCGGGTCTACTAAACCATAACATTAGGTAATCAGGATCTAAAACATCCTCTTGAATCACTTCAAAAACCGTATATGAACTGGAAATTATGCAATCCTGATCCTTCAAAAGTGCAATAGATATTTTTTCTCCGTTCCTCGAAGTAACTGGACCATAGGCAAATTGCCCCGTATGAACCACCTTATAATTCGAGAAATCAGTGCCAACAGTATTCGCGATAGATGGTATAAACTGCTTATTTATGCTTACCCCCAGCAAATATGTAATTTTCAAGCCCTTGTTTCGCTCATCCACTTGCCGAATAAACTCTCCAAGTTGTCTGTAGCCTTCTTTCATGGTAAATACCTCACCCTATGTATTTTCTGTGTGCCAACTTGACATTTTGCTGTTTGACCATGGCATAGTGCATGGTCGTGTCAATTTTCTGGTGTCCCAATAGCTGCTGAACTTGCTCTATAGGCATACCCTTATCGATAGCAGCTGTCGCCAATGTCCTTCTGAATTTGTGTGGATGGACTCTCGGTACGGAGGCGCTGTCGGAGCACTCAAAGCAATGGGCGCACTTGATATGGGGCTTTCCGAGGAAGAGCTCCCGCCTCTGGTTCAGGCATGGCGCAATGCCAATCCGAACATTGTGAACCTTTGGTGGGCAGTTGATTCCGCTGTTACCGAAGCCGTACAGCGTCGCACCTCTGCAAAAACACACGGAATCCGGTTCACTTACCGGAGCGGGATGCTCCTGATTACCCTTCCGTCCGGGCGAAATCTGACTTACATCAAACCGAAAATCGGAACCAACTCCTTCGGTTCTCCCTGCGTCACTTATGAAGGTATCGGCGGAACAAAGAAGTGGGAACGCCTGGAGTCCTACGGTCCCAAATTCGTCGAAAACATCGTACAGGCAACCGCCCGCGACATTCTCTGCTATGCCATGAAAACACTGCGACACACCGACATCGTCATGCACATCCATGATGAAATCATCATAGAGGCAGATCCGCAAATGTCGCTGCAGGCTGTATGCGGGCAAATGGGGAGAACGCCGCCTTGGGCACCCGGACTGCTCCTGCGTGCGGACGGGTATGAAACCCAATTCTACAGAAAGGACTGACCGCACATGAGAATCCGTGTCAGCAAATACAATGCCGAAGGCTATTACAGCCCGACCGAATACGAAGGCATGAAAAATCTGCTCCGGGAGGAATACGAACGGAAACGGGCGCAGCGCAAACCGGCATTCATGCCAAAGGTTTTTATCTGTTCCCCTTTGCGCGGAGATGTTTACAAAAACATCCTGAATGCAAAGAAATATTGCCGTTTTGCGGTCGAATCCGGCTACATACCGTTTGCCCCGCACCTTTTCTTCCCCCGGTTCCTTTCCGATGAAAACGAAGCCGAGCGCCGACTCGGTATCCGTATGGGCAAAGTATTCCTCGATGACTGCCGGGAGATCTGGTGGTTCGGCGATACGGTCACGGAAGGAATGCAGATGGAACTCGACCGTGCCAGGCATCGCCGGCTCACCGTTCGGCATTTTACCGCCAATCTTGAGGAGGTCAAAGACTGATGTTCACACTCTACAGCTCCGACTATACCGGCAATCCGGGTAACTGCTACTATCCGCACAGACACACCGTTACCGATTTGGACAGCCTCCGGGCGGCGGTCGGACACGACTATGTCTGTGCGGAATACCGGAACAGTTACCGGAGCAACGACAACTTCATCGGAACCGACTGCCTGCCGGTTGACTGCGACAACGACCACTCCGAGAACCCGAACGACTGGGTCATGCCGGCGGATGTCCAAGCGGCTTTTCCCGGTGTTACATTCGCCGTTCACTACAGCCGTTCCCATATGCGGGAGAAAAACGGAAAAGCGGCAAGGCCGAAGTTCCATGTCCTTTTTCCGATTGAACCGATGACGGATGCCGTTGCTTACAGCAACATGAAAAAACTCGTCAGCACCGTCTTCCCCTATTTTGACACCAATGCACTTGATGCCGCCCGCTTCTTTTTCGGTACAGCCGGTGCCGAAGCGGAACTGTATGAAGGTCAACTCAATCTGACCGCATTTTTCGAGGACGATTTTGACGCAGATATGCCGTCCCGCAATATGCCCGCCGTCATACGGGAAGGCAGCCGCAATGCTACCCTCTCCCGCTTTGCCGGCCGTGTCATCAAGAAGTACGGCAATACCGACGAAGCATACCGTGCCTTTCTGGAGCAGGCGGCAAAATGCGAACCGCCGCTTGACGGCAAAGAGCTCGCAATCGTCTGGCACTCGGCGCAGAAATTCTTTGACCGTGTCAGCCGGCAGGACGGATATATCCCGCCGGAGGCTTACAATTCGGATGTTTCCTACAAACCCGGCGACTACTCGGATGTCGGACAGGCAGAGGTGCTGGCAAAGCATTTTTCCGGTGAACTCCGGTACTCCCCCGCCACCCATTTTATCCGGTACAATGCGCACTACTGGCAGGAAAGCGAACCGGGTGCGCAGGCGGTCGCACACGAACTGACCCGCAGACAGTTGGCGGAAGCATCGTCCGACCTGTTCGGCGCGCTCCGTAAACTGGAGGGCAACGGCGGGCAGGATGTTCTGAAAAACACGACCAAAGCAAAAGCCGAAGCCATTATGAATCCGGAGCAGCTGGAAGCCTACCGTGCGTTTCTGGAAGCACAGACCTATCACAAATATGTCCTGCACCGCAGGGATTCCAAGAACATTACCTCAACGCTCCGCGAGTCCCGCCCGATGTTGGAAATCAGTCCGCGCGACCTGGACAGCAATCCGTTTCTTCTCTGTACCCCTGCGGCAACCTACGATTTGCGTCTTGGGCCGGACGGTGCAAGAGAACACAGCCCGGAGGACTTCATTACCAAGATGACCTCCGTCTCCCCCGGCACTAAGGGAGCGCAAATATGGGCGGACTGCCTGGACCTTATTTTCTGCCACGACCGGGAACTCATTGACTATGTGCAGATGATATGCGGTCTTGCCGCCATCGGTCAGGTATTCCTGGAGGCACTCATCATCGCATACGGCAGCGGCCGCAACGGAAAATCCACCTTTTGGAACGCCGTCGCCAAGGTTCTGGGACTTTACAGCGGAAACATCTCCGCAGACACCCTGACCGTGGGCTGCAGACGGAATGTCAAGCCGGAAATGGCAGAAACCAAGGGCAAACGGCTTCTGATTGCGGCAGAAATGCAGGAGGGCGCACGGCTCAATGACTCCACTGTTAAACAGCTTTGCTCCACCGATGACATTTTTGCCGAGAAGAAATACAAAGACCCGTTCAGCTTTACCCCGTGTCACACGCTCGTTCTGTATACCAACCACCTGCCGAGAGTCTCTGCCTCGGACGACGGTATCTGGCGCAGGCTGATCGTCATTCCGTTCAATGCCAAAATCGAAGGCAAAAACGACATCAAAAATTTCGGCGACTACCTTTACAACAATGCCGGAGAAAGCATTCTTGCGTGGATAATCGAAGGGGCAAAAAAAGTCATCGATGCCGGCTATCACTTCACTCTGCCGGAATGCGTACAGCGTGCAATTGACGAATACCGCATACAGAACGACTGGTTTACCCATTTCCTTGAGGACAGATGTGAGATTGCCCCGTCTTACCGGGAAGGCTCCAGCGCCCTTTATCAAGCCTACCGGAACTACTGCACGGACACCAACGAATATGTCCGTTCAACCACCGATTTCTACTTTGCCGTTGAGAAAGCCGGTTTTACAAAGCTGAACCTGAGCGGTCGCAAATTCATAAAAGGACTGCGGCTCAAGGCAGACGGTGGAGATTTTGAGGACTTTCTGCAATGACGGGAGGACTGATGTTGCGGTCGCTGACGGTCATATACAAAACTTTTCTTAGAAGCAAAAAAATCAGTATAAGAAAAAGTTCTGTAAACGACTGCGGCAGACCGCAACATGACACTCAAAACACCTGTAAAGGAGCTTTTTATGAGAGAGAAACACACAGAACAAAAACTGATTGCGGATGCAAAGGGACGGGGTGGTCTGGCAGTCAAGTTCGTCAGCCCCGGCTTTGACGGCATGCCGGACAGAGCCGTTCTGTTGCCGGGCGGGCATATCGGTTTTGTGGAGGTTAAAGCCCCCGGCAAAGTGCCCCGCCCGCAGCAGAGAGCCAGACTTCGGCTTTTAACCGGACTCGGTTTCAAAACCTATGTCCTGGATGACATTTCACAGATCGGAGGGATACTCGATGAAATACAGTCCTCATAACTACCAAACCTATGCCACCGATTTCATTGTCGGGCATCCCGAAGCTGCTGTATTTCTGGACATGGGGCTTGGAAAAAGCGTCATCACACTGACGGCACTTCTCGACCTGTGCCTTGACCGCTTTGAAATCGCCAAGGTCCTGGTTATTGCCCCGCTCCGTGTAGCACGGGATACCTGGACGGCAGAACTGCAGAAATGGGACCATCTCAAATGCTTTACCTACGCCACCGTCATCGGCGGCGTTTCCGAGCGGGAGGCAGCACTGCGGAAGAAAGCCCACATTTACCTGATCAACCGGGAAAACGTATCCTGGCTGATTGAGGAAAGCGGCTTTCCCTTTGACTTCGATATGATTGTCATTGATGAACTCTCTTCCTTCAAGTCCTATCAGGCAAAACGCTTCCGGAGTCTTTTGCGTGTCAGACCCACGGTCAAGCGGATTGTCGGACTGACGGGCACCCCTGCCGGAAACGGGCTGACGGACTTGTGGGCAGAGTTTCGAATTCTTGACCTCGGCAAACGGCTCGGTCGCTTTATCACCCATTACCGGAACCGCTACTTTCTGCCGGACAAACGGAACGGGATGACCGTCTATTCTTACAAACCGCTCCCCGGTGCGGAAGATGCCATCTACCGGCAAATATCCGACATCACCGTTTCCATGAAAGCGGTAGACCACCTGGATATGCCGGAATGTATCTTCAACGATGTGACCGTCTCCCTCTCCGAGGAAGAAAGGCAGAAATACGACACGCTCCGGAACGATTTAATTCTTTCGCTCGGAGAGGACGAAATCGACGCTTCCAACGCCGCCTCCCTCTCGAACAAGCTGTCCCAGATGGCAAACGGTGCCGTATACGGTGAAGACAAAACCGTTCACCGCATACATGACCGGAAACTGGATGCGCTGGAAGATCTGATTGAAGCCGCAAACGGCAAGCCGGTTCTGGTGGCATACTGGTACCGGCACGACCTGGAACGCATCCGGGCACGGTTTTGCGTGCGGGAAATCCGGACACCGGCAGACATTTCGGATTGGAATGCCGGAAAAATCCCCATGGCAGTCATTCATCCGGCTTCCGCAGGACACGGACTCAACCTTCAGGCAGGCGGTTCCACGCTGATATGGTTCGGGCTGACCTGGAGCCTGGAGTTATACCTGCAGACGAACGCACGGCTGTGGCGGCAGGGGCAGACCGCAAAAACAATCGTTATCCATCGCATCGTAGCCGAAGGCACCGTAGATGAGTTGATGCTGAAAGCCCTGGACCGGAAAGAACGGTCGCAGAATTCCCTGATCGATGCCGTAAGGGTCATGCTGAAAGGAGTATGATTTGGAACATTACGAACCGTATGAAAACATAGCAAACGCCATTGTCATTCAGGCGTGTAAGGATTACAGAAGGGCGTACAGACGCTATCTTCGCCGATACCGCAGCACCGGAACGCCGGATGCCGAACTGACGGAGTTGGAAGCGTTCTTCCGCTCCGCATGGTACAGAAGCCTGACCGCCCTTGACGGCGAATATATCATGGACAGAATCCGGAAGGAGGTTTCCGCATGACGGCAAAAGAATATCTCGGTCAGGCATACCGCCTTGACCAGCGCATCAACGCAAATATTGAGGAAGTTGCACGGCTCCGTGAGATGGCAAGCAGTGTTTCCTCCCCTTCCTGGGAGGAAAAGACCGGCGGCTCCCGTCCGACAGATCCGCCGTTTGTACGGTGTCTTGTCAAAATCATGGATTTGGAGCGCCATATCGATATAGAAGTTGACCGTCTCGTAGACCTCAAAAGGCAGATTCGGACGGTCATTGAAGAACTTCCCGACCGGGACGAGCAGACCGTTCTCCGTTACCGCTGCCTTCTCAACTATACCTTTGAGAAAATCGGCGACCTGATGTGTGCGGACAGAACGACCGCCTTCCGGTGGTACTGCAAGGCACTGACCCATGTCAAAGTTCCCGAAAATCCGATTGTCATCTGAAACTTGCAACAAATGCAACACGGCGCAACAACCGCAGTATGATATACTTATAATGCGAAACAAGAATGAAACCGGAGCCTTTGCGGGAGAAATCCCGTGAGGGCTTCTGTCTTTTCGGCCTTTTTCATAACGCAGCCGCTTCTGTCGAATCGCGCCGAACGATAATCTGAAATTATACCGAATGAAAAATAAAAATTTCACGGAATTGACTTGCAAAACCGTGAGGAATGAGGTATAATATAGGTGTGAATCGGATTCGGAGGGATGCTATTATGAATAAAATCGCAGAACAGTCAAAATATAAGCCGCGCATCATCGATAAAACCGTAGCAAAATATCTGTCAACTTTCGGTGCGGTCTGCATAGAAGGTCCGAAATGGTGCGGAAAAACATGGACTTCTTCTCACCACAGCAACAGCGAGTTTCTGATCGGTGATCCTGCAAACAATTTTCAGAACCGAAAACTGGCAGAAATGTCCCCCTCTTTGGTTTTGGAAGGAGAAACGCCCAGACTGTTGGACGAATGGCAGGAGGTTCCCCCGATTTGGGATGCTGTTCGGTATACGGTTGACAGACGCGCCGAAAAAGGACAGTTTATTTTGACCGGTTCTTCCACCCCGAAGCGCAAGGGCGTTCTTCACAGCGGCGCCGGCAGAATCGGAAAACTCCGTATGCGAACGATGTCCCTGTATGAATCGGGAGAATCCAGCGGTGCGGTATCCTTGGAAGACCTTTGCAACGGAAAACTGACACCTGCCCTGACCGGTGAGGTTGATTTGCGCGACCTTGCGAATTATACGGTGCGCGGAGGGTGGCCTGGAAATCTGAATGTTGCGCAGGAAGACGCTTCTTTACTGCCGCAGTCTTACCTGGATGCAATTCTTGACGACGATTCCCAGCGCATTGATGACAAAAAATACGATGTGGCAAAAATGCGGCTTCTGCTGCATTCTCTCGCACGGAATGAAAGCACAACAGCCACCAAGAAGAAACTGCTGAATGACATCCGCGAATTCGATGATGAAACCATTGATGCAGACACGGTGACCACCTATCTGGATGTCTTTGACCGCCTGTTTCTGCTGGATAATCAGCCGCCCTTTTCCACCAACATCCGCTCATCTGTTCGTGTGAAACAAGCGGAGAAACGGCACTTTTGCGATCCGGCACTTGCCTGTGCCCTGCTCAAAGCGACCCCGGACCGACTGATTGGCGATCTTGAAACCTTTGGATTCCTGTTCGAGGCTTTGGTAGAACGCGATCTGAAAATTTATGCCGAATCCTTTGGTGCAAATCTGTTTCATTATCAGGACTACAACAACAAGGAAATTGACGCAGTGATTGAACTGGAAGACGGAAGATGGTGTGCATTTGAAATCAAACTCGGTGCAAATCAGATTGACAAAGCTGCAACGGAACTGGTCGCACTGCGTAACAGCATTGAGCAGGAAGGCGGCATCTCCCCTTCCGTCCTTTGCGTCATCTGCGGGCTTTCCAATGCGGCATATGTCCGTCCTGACGGCGTATTCGTTGTGCCGATCACAGCATTGAAAAACTAAAGAAATACCGATATACAAAAGCCATTCACGGAAAAGCGTGAGTGGCTTTTGTTATACCCGAAAGGAGACAGAACCTTGCCGACAAAACCAAAGAAGCCGTGTTCGTTCCCCGGCTGTCCGAATCTGTGTGACGGACAGTACTGTGAGGAACACCGGGCATCGGCAAAGAAGCAGTACGACAAATACGGGCGTTCTCCCGACATCAATAAAAAATACGGACGCGCATGGAAACGCATCCGTGACCGTTATATTGCCTCGCACCCGCTGTGCGAAAAATGTTTGACCGAAGGCAGAACCGCTCCCGCAGAGGAAGTCCATCACATTCTTCCCGTATCCTGCGGAGGCAACCACAGCACCTCAAACCTGATGTCTCTTTGCCGTTCCTGCCACAATAAAATCCATCATGAAATCGGTGACAGATAGAGCGGTTCTATTACATTCATAACACGAACCGCTCAAAAGCGCTCACAGCTGGATATCAAACATCGCCATCAGCTTTCGGAAGGTGTCCTGTCCGTCAAGGCAGGTGTCCGTCAGGTACCCCGACTCCTGTTCCCATTCGGAAAGACCTCTGTAATAAAACATCTTTTTGGAATCCTCAATGATAAACGGCACGATTCCGTACCGCAGGCATTCCTTGAGTGCAACCAGACGACCGACTCTGCCATTGCCGTCCTGGAACGGATGAATCCGTTCAAAACTGTAATGAAACCGAATGATGTCGTTGACGGTAACGGCAGGCAATGCGGCATAGTCATCCAGTAATGCTTTCATACGAACCGGAACATCCTTCGGCTTTGCCGTCTCTCTGCCGCCAACTACATTGGGTCTTTTCTTATAGTCCCCGACCGCGAACCAGGACAGTGTGGAATCCTTGGTGCTTTGCTTCAGAATGCGGTGGAGCTCCTTGATGATGCTCTCTGTAAGCGGTTCCTCTGCAACATCGATCACATAGTCAATGGCGCGGAAGTGATTGACGGTTTCAATGATATCGTCTACGGGAATCCCTTCACCGACATCCACCGTATTGGTTTCGAATATCAGTCGGGTCTGATCCTCGCTTAGTTTGCTTCCTTCGATGTGATTGGAGTTGTAGGTCATCCGCACCTGCAATTCGTGATACAGTCCGCCCGACATACGGATGCTCTTTTCATCCCGAAGCGTCTGCAGCAAAGCATTATCGGAAACAAGGCGGCAAAGCTCCTCTGCCGTACAGCCGAGGAAATCTGCAATCTTTTTCAGTACATGATCGGCAATCTTTTCCCCGCGGCTGATTTTTGCCACCGTGCGGGAAGAAATGCCAAGCTTCTCGGTCAGATCCGTTTTGGTCAGCCCTTTCTCCTCTAGCTTTCGGAGAAGCCCGTCATAAGAAGTCATGAAATCACCTTCTTTCTTTTCCTTTACTTATTATACCACAAATCAAGCGAAAAGTAAAGGTGAAACCGCAAAAAAGTAAAGGAAGGGGCGGTCAAAATCTCTGTTTACAAAAAAATCGGACAGCGGCCCGGGGTCCCATGTGCGAAAACGGCGAAATCAAAAGGGTAATTAAAAAATCTGCGTCAAGGAGGTGCGATATTTGCCCACAAAATCAAATAACATCGGCGGGCGCGGAGGTGCAAGACCCGGTGCGGGAAGAAAAAAGACTGCGGTCAGGGAGAAAGCCGAAAACGGAAATCCCGGAGGTCACAGACTGGAGGTTCTGGATATTCCCGAGGTCGAGGGTGTCGACATGCCCAAGCCCCATGATTTTCTGTCCGCAGAACAACGTGACGGAAGCACGCTCCAGGCATCCGAGATTTACAGCGAAACCTGGGAGTGGCTGAAGAAAATCGGCTGCGCATCCAAAATATCTCCGCAACTGTTGGAACGGTACGCCATGTGCTCAGCCCGATGGATTCAGTGCGAAGAAATGACCAACCGCATGGGATTCCTGTCCAAGCATCCCACCACAGGAAAGCCGATCCCCTCTCCGTTTATCAATATCGGAATCAATTACATGAACCAAGCGGTGCGCCTGTGGAATGAGATTTTTCAAATCGTCAAAGAAAACTGTGCAACAGATTATGCCGGAGAAAATCCGCAGGATGACCTGATGGAAAGACTGCTCCGTGCAAGGAAAGGATAACTTATGTTTGAAAAAGTGAACCCGTGCCATCCCGACAAACTTGCCGACCGCATTGCCGGTGCCCTGGTGGATATGGCATATGCAAAAGAAACGAATCCCCGTATCGCCGTGGAAGTTCTCATCGGTCACGGTGTATGCCACATCATTGCGGAAACCTCCGTGACGCTGTCGGGCGAAGCCGTAGCGGAAGCAGTTCACCGGATTGCCGGCAACCTTACCGTTGACTACAAAGAAGTCCCGCAGGACGGCCATCTTGCCGATAACCAGGCAAACGGTGTCCGATGCGGTGACAACGGCATTTTCAAAGGTGTCCCGGTTACGGACGAGCAGCGTTCTCTTTCGGATCTCGCACATATGCTGTTCGCACGGTTCGGCTGTGACGGGAAATACATTCTGGACGGAGAGCGGCTGATTATCTGTCAGAGCAATGCCCCGACCGAAGAACTCCGTGAGCGTTGCCCGAATGCGGAAATCAACCCGCTCGGTGACTGGACCGGCGGAACGGATGTCGATACCGGTGCCACCAACCGCAAACTCGGCTCGGATATGGCGGACTCGGTGACAGGAGGCGGTCTGCACGGGAAAGACCTCTCCAAAGCGGATGTCAGCGTAAACATTTATGCGTTTCTCAAAGCGCAGGAAACCGGTGCGCCTGTGTCTCTCTGCTGTGCCATCGGAGACGCAACCGTGGACGGGAAACCGTATGCGGACATTGTAGCGATTGCACGCAAATACATAGAGTTCGTGGGCGGCTTTGAGAGGTTTGCGGAATGGGGGCTGATCTGATGAAAACAACCACAGAAATGCGGCTTGTCCCCATCGGCAAACTTGTTCCCTATGTCAACAATGCCAGAACCCACAGCCCGGAGCAGATCAACAAACTCCGCTCCTCCCTGCGGGAGTTTGGCTTTATCAATCCCGTCATCATCGACCGTGACTATGGCGTGATTGCCGGTCACGGCCGTATTCTTGCCGCCAAGGAGGAAGGTATCCCCGAAGTACCGTGTGTTTTTGCCGACCACCTTACGGAAGCCCAGAAGAAAGCCTACATCATCGCCGACAACCGCATGGCAATGGACGCAGGCTGGGATGAAGAACTTCTGCGTGTGGAAATCGAATCCTTGCAGGCGGCGGACTTTGACCCTCTCCTCACCGGCTTTGACGAAAAGGAACTGTCGAAGCTGTTTGACGATGGCAAGGACATCCGGGAGGACGATTTCGATGTGGATTCCGAACTGCAAAAACTGACCTTCTCCAAGTCCGGCGACATCTGGACACTGGGACGGCACCGGCTCATCTGCGGCGACAGCACAAAAGAGGAAACCTACGCTGCCCTCATGGACGACCGCAAGGCGAACCTCGTCATCACCGACCCGCCCTACAATGTGAACTACGAGGGCAGCGCCGGAAAAATCAAAAACGACAACATGGCATCGGAGAAGTTTTTTGACTTCCTCTTCGATGCCTTTTCCAATATGGAGAAGGTCATGGCGGACGATGCCTCCATCTATGTGTTCCATGCAGACACAGAAGGGTTGAATTTCCGTAAGGCGTTTGATGCTGCCGGGTTCTACCTCTCCGGCTGCTGTATCTGGAAGAAGCAGTCCCTGGTACT